CCAACCGGACCAGTCATCGGCTGTACACCAACGATTTCGTTAGCGATTACAGTCGGCATAACCCGTCTGATTACTGGAAGAATCACTCTGTTTAAAGTAGCAACGTTACCGGCACTAGTTGCACCAGCAGTAGCCGCCTCAGACAAATACCTTTTAGTATTTTCTAAGACAACGTCCATAGTTTTCTTTTTGTTGCCCTCTAAACCTTCAGTAAGAGCGGTTTTAGTTTCGCTCCATTTAGATTCAAATATTTCTGACATTTGATCTTTCCCCTTTAGTTTATAGTTTAAACACCCGCTAATTTACGAATGTCTGTTATTTCAGCATCATCCCTTTGTGCTCTGTCGCCACTTGCTTCACTGATAACTTGTTTAGTGTTAGCAACTGGTTTTTCGTCAGCCATCACGTGTGGAAGATACTTGTTATACGAAGCCTCAAGTTTTTCTGTAGAAACTGATTCTAACAGTTGACTCATTACTTCGCTTTTTTCTTTGCCCAATGGTTTGAGCAACTCAGCCATCGTTTCCTTACGTTCCATCAAATCTTTGGATCTCTTCATTTCTGCTTCCTTAGATTCAATCACCGCTTTTTTCTCTTCGATGGATTTCTCGGCTTCTGCTAATTTCAATGTCGTTTCGTCAACAACCTTCATTAGTTTTGCAGTCTCTGACTTCTCGTTGAGATAAGAAGCCTGGTACTCAGATGCAAATGCCTCAAAAATAGTTTTACCAAAGTTAGATTCTCTAGCCTTAGTAATGTCTTCTTTAAGTTGAGCAAGTTCTTCGCCCAATTTTTTAGTAACTGCTTGTTCAACAATTTTAGCAGACTTAGAAATAAATGCTTCTTTCATCTTAGCCATTTGTTTTTTCGCTTCAGCCACTAATTTGACTTTTGTTTCCACAACGCCTTTTTTGTCTTCATGGAACTCTTTGATTTCTTTTGCAAGAGCATTAACTACGAACTCTTCCATTTTCTTAAAGTTTTCATGAACACCTTTTCTGTCGCTGTGTAGTTCTTTTAACTCTTCTGACAATTTAGAAAGTATAAAACTCTCTAATTTTGCAGAATGTTTGCCTACGTTTTCTTTGTAGGATATTTTTTCTTGAGCAAGTGCTTTTCTGTCTTCGACAAATTTGCTGATTTCTTCTGATAACTTGTCAGTCATCATTTTATCGATTGCTTCGACCATGTTTGATTTGTCATGCTCGTATCTTTTAGCAAATTCTTCTCTTAACTCAGCACCTACTTGTTCTCTGTTTTCTTTAACTTTTGAATCCCAAGCCTCTTGGATACTTTTTTGTGTATCTTCAGAAATTGCTCCAGACTCAACTAGTTTTGATATTGCGTCTATCATTATTTTAGGTCCTTTATTATGTTAGTTAAAGCATCGTTTAGATACTTTTGTGCTCGTTTGTCGTTTCTCACTTCTTCCGCCAGACCTTTCGCTTTCATACCACCTTTTGTGTTTAACAAATGTTCGTATATTGGCGTTGGGTAAGCACCTGGGGCCGAAGGTTGGGCCACAACATCAACGGTAATGATTTCAAAGTCTCGCACTTCGCCGCTTCCATACTCGGATATATTTCCGCTACCTCTGGAACTCACGCCTAGTTTGACACCTGACTCCAACATCGTTTTGACAAGTTGACCCATTGGTGTCGGTAAAATTTTCATTTTACCATATCCATTTGGTCCGTCCATCCACATTTCAGTAATCATATGTGAAACACGGTCCAAATTAATTTTTAAATCGTCCGGATGATCTACTTCTCCTAGGACTGAGTACCCTGAAGAGATTTGATCGTTCAGTGTTTTAACTGCTTTGCCAATTTCATTTACTGGGTAAATTCTTTGGTTAGCATTTTTAATACCACCTTGGATGCAAATCCCTTTCATGTACAAGTCTTTGCCATTTTCACCTTCGTGAAGAATGGACATCCTAGCCTGATCGTACGTTAAGTGTTCTCGTAGATGTATAGACATCAGTTGACTCCTTTATCCAGTACTACTTTTTAGCAGGTACTACTGGTGATTTTTTAGCAGAAGCGTCAGCGCCATCTTTGTGGTCTGCTTTAACTTCTTTCATCTTAGGTTCTGTGTTAGCATCAGTCATCTTTCCAGATGTTGGTGCCGCTCTTCCTGATTCTTCCGCTCCACCAATTTTGTGTGCTGAAGCGCCAGTTGGTGCTTTTGCATTTGAAGCCACAGGAGATGATTTGCTATCTGCATGGTCGGCATTGTCCGCTTTAGCCATGTTTTTGTATTCTTTTACAGTTTCTTTGGCTTCTGCTTCTTTGCTTTCCATTCCTACTTCAGGAGTAACTTCTGGTGCAACTTCAACAGTTTCTTCTGCGTCGTCATCGCCCATTTTGTCACCCATCATTTTTTCAAATTCTGCTTTAAGATCTTCTAAAGCGTCTTCTAAATCTGAAACTCTTTCTTCAGTGTCGCCTTCTGGCTCAGCGTCCATATCAGCACCCATGTCGTCTGCTGATGCTTCTGCATCACCTTCTTCGTCTGAAGCAACGTCTTTGATTAAATCATCAGTAGCGTCGCCACCAACTTCTTCAATAGACTCTTCTTCAGTAGTTGTTGCTTCATCAGTTTTTTCTTCTGATGCTTCATCAACTGCTTCTTCTGAAGTTTCTTTTACTTCTTCATCTTTAGATTCTTCTTTTGCAGTTTCTTCTACTTTTTCATCTGCTTTTTCTTCAGATGCTTCAGTTTCTGCTACTGCTTCTTCTTTAGTTTCTTCTGTAGTCTCTTCAACAGACTCTTCTTTAGTTTCTGTAGATGCTAGGTTCTCGTAAATGTCTCTAGACTTCTCTACAACTATTTCGTGAAACATTTGTTCCGCTTTATCATTTTCTTCGTTGATAAGCAGTTCAAGTAATGCTTCGAACTTATTGCTTGGTTGTGTCATATGACTCGTGCTCCTTTTTTTAATATCGGCATTAAACTTAATTAAGTATTACATATTTAACAGACCAGCCGTAATTAGGGCGTTCTTTATGACAAAAATGGCGGATTTTGACAGTTTTTGACTAAAACCGTAGTTGTAAATTATGTATCTTAAGAAATTCTTCAATATCTACGTGCTTTAAGTTTTTATTCCACTCCAAATCGTTCGGACGGAACCATCCTCGAGGAGTAACTCTAATGAAAGTAGTCTGCGGATAGTCTTTTAAGACTCGTTTGGTTTGATTCATCCAATTTCCGTAGAATGTTGCTTCTTCTGTAGATTTTTTATAATTTCTTGTGTCTTTGAATAGGTTGTTGAACTTCTTGTGTTGCTTGTTGTCGTGCCCTTTGTAGTCAAAACCTAGTATGTAGATGGTTTTTGGCTTGTGATCTGCCGCATACTTCAGTGCAGTAGGTCCAGATGACCAACCCAACGATGGTTGAAAGAACTGTACTTTGTCTAAAATTTTAGGGTGTTTCTGATACATGGCATTGTAGTTTGACCATACTACATTATTATTTAGATAATCGCCTTCTGCGATTTCTAACAACATTTTTGGGTCGACTGCAACTAAAACATCAGGAGTATCAGAACGATATACTCCGTTACAGGCAAACACTTTGCCTATTTTCTTTAGATCTTCAATCTGGATGCCTTTTCGAGACTCTCCATTACCTAGTACAAATGCAACTTCCATTACACTTATAATGTATCTTCTGTTGGTGGTGCTCCGTACATCTTCTGGACAAATATTGCTTCTTCGTGTTGTTGAGCATCATGCTCTTCTGCAGATAATCTAATGCCTCTGATGTCTTTAAGTGATAATCTTGTTTTTCTAGTGTCTTCTTTATCTAAAATAGAAATATCTTGCTCAGGATCATAATTTTTATCCTGTTCAAAGCCGTCTTCGCCGTATCTAAAGAATTCAAATAGTTTCATTTTGTATATTTAACCTTATAATGTATTAGTTCCACCTGGAGTTGGAGGTGTTCCGCCTGGTGTTCCGCCACCTGTTCCACCTGTGCCTGGTGTTGTTCCTTCTGGTGGTGGTGCTCCTTCTGGTGCTTCTGGTTCATCGAACTGATCTAGATCTGAACTGATACCTGCTTGTGATACACCGCCTGTTCTAAGTTGTGTTGATTTAGTTTGAGATTTTTG